TTGATGATCATATCGATGAATTTGAGGATATTGGCGTTATCTAATCGTTATAAAACACGCCGAAAGTAATTAACCAAAGGTCATTGCTTTAAGTCATACTTTATGTAGTCCACAACCGTTGTGGATATGTAAGGGAGCAACATGACACTAAGAGAAGCTGCATTTATGTGGTTCTACATAATGCTTGGATTAGGCACAATTTATTGGATTCATTCAGCAATAAAAGAGAATTACGGGCAGACCATGTATTGGCGTGGTCGTAAACATGGCTACGACATGCACCGCAGGATAACAGATGCCAAGCGAGATCAAGTATTTGACTATGACAAAAACTGAAAGCCTGTTTGATGAGGTCATTATTACGATCCAACAGCGCGGAAGTGTCTACGGACATCCATACTATAACCACAAAAGAATTGCAGGCTTATGGTCTGCTTATCTCGATTTCCCAATCACACCACATCAAGCTGCTTTATGTATGGCGTTGGTCAAGGTTTCTAGGCTTAGTGAAACCCCAGATCATTACGACAGCATCAAAGACTTCATTGCCTATGGATCTGTCTATAAAACTGTGCTTGATGCAGTCCAAGATGAAAACTGGGAGGACTAATGTTTAATTTACAAGATTATGAAACCGTTGAAACAAGATTGGAGAAATGGCATGGACAATACCCAGATTCCAGAGTGGAAACAGAACTTATCGAGGCATCAAACACTCGATTCATTGTATTTTGCAAACTATTCAAAACGGAGGCAGATCCCAAGCCATGCGCCACTGGTCTTGCTTTTGAAACGATTACAGAGAAAGGTGTTAATAGCACTTCTGCATTGGAGAATTGTGAAACTTCAGCGATCGGTCGTGCACTCGCAAATGCTGGTTTCGCGGCTAAAGGTAAACGCGCTTCAAGAGAAGAAATGGCTAAGGTAAATAATGCTGAGCCAAATCAATATGAGAAGAAACTAGCAGAGCGCAGATACTCACCACCGGCAACAAGATCAGCAGCTGTCGAAGATGCTCTTAGAGCAAGTTTTGCAGTTGAGAATAAAGAGAATGATCCTGCGCAATGGACGGTTAGTGAAGTTGTAGATCAAATTGCATCATCAACACCTAATGAGCCACCTGCTTGCGAACATGGTCATATTTTGAAGCAAGGAATATCTAAAGGAGGTAAGCCATATTATGGTTATGTATGCAAAGCAAAACAATGCGAACCTAAATGGGCAAAGATCACAGCTAATGGAAAATGGTATTTTGAAGGAGGTGAATAAATGGGTGAATTACAAATTATTGATGGCTCTGGTTTAACTGCTACTTTTACAGATAACGGAGTTAAGGTAGAACCATCAACAGTCGTATGCGATAACTGCAACGATGACAGATTACTTCACGAGGGCGATCTGCTTCGATGCTATTCCTGCCACGCTATAAACCGAATTCCTTACAATGCCTAACTACGATTATATATGTGATAGAGAGGGAACGAGTATTGTATTGGATCTTCCGATGCAGCACGAAATCCCTCTTTGTCAAGTATGTGGCTTCGAACTAACGCGTGTCTACACAGCAATTCCAGCAATTTTTAAAGGTGATGGATGGGCAGGTAAGAAATGATCAGATACGACAAAGACGGCGTTAGATTGAATCAAACTGGTTGGCGTGATGAATGGATAAGTAATCGCCATCGCACTTGGGGCTTTGATTGTCCTGCAACTGATATTGATTTCTTAATGGTCGAATACACCAATCGCAATCCTGTTGCATTGATCGAATATAAGACAGTTGGAAGTCTTAAGTATCTTGGTCGTGAGAAGGCTTTACTGGATCATCTACCAGTTAGCCGATTAGCTGTAATGGCTGGGCTGCCATCATTCATAGTTGCTTATGATCAAAAGGAAATCCAATTCTGGGTAAAGTCTACAAATGCCCATGCTGAGGTTGAGTTAAAGGTTGATGATTGGGTGTTGATGGATGAAGCAATGTTTGTGTCATTCTTAATGTATCTGAGGAATGCCGCCAAATGAAGTTTAGATGCAATTTCTGTTCAGCCAATTCAGAGTTTATCTGGATGGATGGGTATGACACAGCTGATGGCTTTCGTGTATTGCAATGCCTTAAATGCTGTGCTATCGGCACTAAGAATCTGGCTGAATCTATTGATACTCAAGAACCAGTTATTCGTTGCACTAAATGCGGATCTTGGATGTTTGTAGATCAGCCTTGTCATACATGTTCATTGGTCGATAGTAAATGACTTGCCGTCTGACCTGCGGTTATGTTAATGGATTTGGAGTCGTATGCTACCCTTAAACGCAAATTCGCTTTCAGAGCGAAAGGGCGATCTGCGAAGCAGAAAGATCGCAAGGTTTGGTTTGGTGATATCTCTGTCATTAGTCATGACAATAGCCTTTCAAAAGAATGATTCCGTTGCTCAAGATAAAACTAATCATTACAGACAATGGGCTTTTATACAGCTTAACAATCTAGATCAATTCTATTGTTTAGATGAGTTGAACTACAAAGAATCCAGATGGAATCCTAAAGCCAAAAATGGTTCACACTATGGTATTCCTCAAGGCAGATCTAAATACTTAAGTAGAGTTGATGGATACAAACAGATTGATTGGCAATTAAAATATATTGAGAAGCGATACTCTAATCCATGTAATGCGCTTGCTCATCATAAGATTAAGGGATGGTATTGAGTAAATCAGCTTTAAGAGATACTGGATCTACCAGACATTGGCGTTCAATACGAAGTCGCATTCTGCGTAGAGATCAATTCATTTGCCAATACTGCAATCAAGAAGCTACAACCGTAGATCATGTAGTTCCTCGTAGGCTTGGAGGAAATGACAGGAATAGCATCGAAGCAGATCGCCCTCATGAAGTAATCTGTCATCGTTGCATGTATCACAATAAATTGTTGATGGTTCTACCTTAACTCCGTTATCTGTGAAAGTCGCAGTTAGACCAGAGCCATCAATCATTATCATGTCGCCCATTTATTCCTCCTCTCTGAAGAACCAACTGCCATTAGCAGCTGTTACCGCCCATTTAGCATCGCATTGTTCTCCCTTTGGTGCGCTGCATACATATCCATAATAAGGCTTCCCAGTTTTAGCTGTGCCTTCTTTAAGAATCATCAAGCCATGAACGCATTCTTGTTGTTTAGGTTTGCTTGATAAGGCTTCGGCAATATCTCCGACTGACCATGTTGTAGGTTCGCTTGCTGGCTTAGCATCATCTGCAAACGACTTTCTAAGTGCCATTTCAATAACTTGCGAATTGCCACTTTTGCCATAAATGTTTTTAATTGGTTCATTTTCAACCTTTCTCATGTCATCTTTTGTAGCTGTTTTGTCAGATCCTTTAAGTAAGATAATTGCCCTACCCAATGCGCTGGTAGCTGTATCTTCAACATAAAACTTTTTCATGTTTTGGATATAACTCTCGCGTGCACCAAAAGCAATGTTTGAAACGCATGGTTGCTGATCTTTGCTATCTCGCCACAAAGTTGCTTGCACCAATATATAACCATTTACTGCATCATGGCTGATCACAGAAATATCAGATCTTCCTTGAGGAAAATTGGATATAAACCATTTGTTCAAAGTAGCCACATCTTCATAATCTGCCAAATTGAAAGCCATTAATTAATCCTCCCAGTTTTCATCTTGGACTGCGTCAAGCACAGTTTTATAGACAGATCCATAGGCAATGAAGTCTTTAATACTGTCGTAATGATCTGGGGTTTCACTAAGCCTAGAAACCTTGACCAACGCCATACATAAAGCAGCTTGATGTGGTGTGATTGGGAAATCGAGATAAGCAGACCATAAGCCCGCAATTCTTTTGTGGTTATAGTATGGATGTCCATAGACACTTCCACGCTGTTGGATCGTAGTAATGACCTCATCAAACAAGCTTTCAGTTTTTGTCATAGTCAAATACTTGATCTCGCTTAGCATCTGTGATCCTGCGGTGCATGTCGTAGCCGTCTTTACGGCCTTTCCAATATCCTGATTGGAATGCGTTGTCTTTGATTGTTGAGTAAATGCCCCAACCTATAAAATAACCGAGGATGCAATAAAGCACGATCCAAGGTGTTGTAGTTTCTATCATGTCGCTCCCTTACATATCCACAACGGTTGTGAATACATAAAGTATGACTTAAAGCAATGACCTTTGGTTAATTACTTTCGGCGTGTTTTATAACGATTAGATAACGCCAATATCCTCAAATTCATCGATATGATCATCAATCGAACGATCCCGATAGTCGGTTTCAAGCCCCATAAGAACGCTTATTGTAGCTGAACGAGCCATCGTGATTAACTGGCACTACTTCAACGCTCATGCCTTTCTTTCCAAAATTAAGCACTACAAATCCCATATTCCAATCGGCTGAAGCATATTTTAGATAACTTGCTTTATTCTTCATATCCATTAGATGACCTGCCTCAATGCCCCAAATCGTTGAATAACGCCCGTTTAAGCCAGTTTGATGCCTTACAGCACCCTGCCTATGGGTATGCCCACAAACAACGCTATTACCCCACTTTTTAGCAAGATTTAGGGCAGTTATGCCTGCGTGTTTAGACATAACACCCTCATCGCCATGAGCCAAGTAAAACCCACGCTCAAACTCGTATGCTCTTTTATGGAATCGAATACCTAAATCTGAGTAAGCCATAAACTTCTCATAGACTAATTCAGGCAATCCAAGCAATGATGGTGCACCCTTCAAAAGGGTCGTGAATAATCTATCGGTGTGATTTGATCTAATGATGTCGGTTGTGCCTAGATCGTAAAGAATGTTTTGAGCAACAGTTCTTTCTTCATCAAGGGTTTCAGCAAATTCAGTTTTTGTTCCCTTTACCCAACGCGATTGGGAAGTCATATCCAACTCATCGCCAACATTTAATACATAATCAAACTTTTCATGCTTGCTCATTTTTATGAGGTTCTTTACAGCTGCTGGATGATGCAGAGGAATCTGTAAATCTGGTGTTACTAAATACCTACGGTTGGCTTTAATCTTCATCCTCATCGGGAGTTGGGATAACTGGGATTATTCCTTTATCGCCTACGATCCAATCAGGCATCGATTCAGGATTATCCATAAGATATAGTGCTACCGATTCAGAGAAACCAGCCTTACGAGCTGTCTTAAATATCTCATGTTTTACGATATACCATTGATCTAATTTACTTATTTCAGGAGTGTGGCGAACGCGACGACGATTGATCTTTTTGCGTTTGATAGGTTTTCGTGTGTTCGCCATAAAATAAATTATCGCTTAACGATTAGAGAATACAGATCATCAACACGCTGTTCTAATCTGTTTAATTGATCCTTCATACTTGAGCCACCATTAGGCTTTAGTTCTTGCAGGTAAGACTTAATAACCCAACGCAGACCCACTAACAAACTTGTTGCAATGGCGCATACGCCAACGCTTAATCCAACCCATTCGTTCGCTGTCATTTCGCATTAACGCCATAATCAGCTTCTGTGCCTGAACTTGGATCAATTGCTTTAGCGAGAGGTGCAATTAAAGCACCAGCAAGGATTGCTAACTCTGGTCGGATATCAGCAACAATTGCCAATAAGACTGTGATACCACTAGCTGCAACAGCTCTTAGATATGACTTAATTGCTGCCTTGTGTTTGTTGGTTAGTTTCATTGCTTGCCTCCTAGTAGTGGGATATCAAAGAACGCTGAATTGTTATCTTGATCTTTTTTGAAGCTGATATGAATGTGATGATTGTGTTTGTTAATGCCTTTGTATTTACGCCATTTCCAACCAAGCAAAGGTGAGGCTATTTTTTCCTCAAATATTACATAAGCGATACGCCCTTGAGTTTTCCCATATAATCGAATCTGATCTGCCAAATACGCTGGAATCCTTTTGTCGTCAGATAGCCCAGCAGTAATGTCGATTGCTCTAACGCATCCTGTTTTTGGATCAGGGTTGTGGTCTGATTTACTTGCTCTGGATAAATGTGCCACAGAAGCAGCCCATCCATCACTTTTACGATTCCTGTCTGGGAAGCAATCATCAGTTTGTTCTCTTAACTGAACAGCAGCTTTAGATAACCAAGCCTTCATTAGCCAAGTATCGTTTTTAGTTCATCAGCAGTTAAGCCAATGCGATCAAGGATTGCTTGGCGTTTTGCTTCCTGAATGGCTTTTTCATCAATAGCCTTATGCGCTTTGATTGCATCGCCCAATTCTTTTTCAGTTGCAGTATTATTATCTGCTAATCCAACCTCAACAATTTCATCATCAATTACATTTGAAACTAGACCCAAACCATTTAATTCTTTGTCTAATTGTGATAAATTGATTTTCTTATTTACTTTAATCATTATGACCCCAAATCTATAACTGTGATGTTAGTGCGAGCAAATTGAACATTGTTTCCGCTTGTTGATCTGTATTTCAAAGTAAATGTGTTTGATCCAGCGGTTAATCCTGTAATAACAAAATGTCTAGTTACTTGTTCAATTCCGGTAGTTTCTTGAATTAATGCTCTTGAATCATCACCAGTTGATGAAGTTGCACCAGAAACATCAAAAGTAATTGCGCCACCATAATATCTTATTTGACCACCCATTAAAACTAATGCTTTTGTTCCCGTTGTAATTGTTACCGCAGAACTACTTCCTAATGATGTAAAAGATGTGGAAGTTGTTGTTCTTTCGCTACTATCGTAAACATTTTGAAAAGTCAATCCACCTGACGCTGGTGCTGCCCAAGTTGGAACGCCACCTGCAACGGTCAACACATTTCCAGTTGATCCAATTGCAAGTCTTGTTTTAACATTTGCGGTAGATGAACGATAAGCAATATCGCCAAGAGTTGTTTCTGGATTTAAGTTTTTAGTTGTTGTATCAACAGATGAACCAAGCGTGCGAATAGCAGCTGCGCCATCCTTGACCAGAGCGGTGTCGTCTGGTGTTGTCCATCCGTAATTAGTAGTGGTTGCCATTTTGTCCTATTCTCAGGATACGATTGTAGCGTATTCCCATGTCAATGTAGTGCTTAAAGTGTTCCATGCCTCAATAATTGGCACAGTAGTCCAACGCATCGCCACTTGGCTATAAGCCACAGGCGACAAGTTTATTGTCAAAAATAATTCGTTAAATCTAGTACTCCATGACCAACCTTCAACATATCCTTCAAATTCACCGTTTGAGATTTGGCTAGGTAGATTTTGGATGTTTAGAGGTTGTCCCATGAATACGCCTAATAGATTATCCCGATCGCTATTGTCAATTTCAGGATTTGTGATTGGGAATGTAATGCTCTGGAATGTTGGTTGTGGGAAGGCTCTTTGAGCAATATAACGATCTGCTACTTCTTGAGCATCCACAGCTGAGTGAAGGACTGATTGAATGCTTTCGGCTTTGTAGCCATAAATTGCAATTGAACTTGCTGAGGTTGCAGTTTTTTGAGATCCAAAGTTGTTGCCATAATTGATATAAACATCATTGCGGATATCACCTGATCGAGTAATTGTGCTTAGTCCTTGAGCAAGTGCATGGTTTGCATCAAGATCCACATAGCCATTTGCTCCTAAATAAACTTGCCTGTGATCTGCGTCAGCATAACCAATGTTACCTTCATTGTCCTCATACAAATATCCAAATGCTGAGTTAGCAATAAGACTTGCTATGTTGTAAATGGTATCTGGCGTTGCTGCTCTATTTTCCATTGTGTAAAGTCCAGGAGTATCAATTTCACCAAGTCCTACAATTAGCGCATTAGCCCATGTTTCAGTTGCATTATAACCTGACCAAGTTGTAGCTGCTGGAACAGCATTCCAAGATTGAGCCAATACACTAACTAATAAATCATAAATTTGGTTGCCATCTTCATCTTGTGAAATTGTGCCTGAATACAATTCTTTTGCTAATTTGACAAGTGATCCCATTGCGAGGACTGAGTATTCAACAACAGTTGCTATTCCACCCGTTGCACCAACGCTAACAGTTAGATCAGTTATATCGCCACCAAAGATATTTACATAAGTTCCTGCGCTGTTTTTAACTTGCAAACTTAAACTATCGTTTATGTCAAATGGCAAGGTTTGATTAGATAATGCAACAAATGTAATTTGAATGTAGGATGGATTTGGTTGCTGGTAAATATCTGTGCGACCAGCTTCATGCTGAATGTCGCTTATTGCAATGTCAGTATAATCCACACCTGCAACTGTGAGTTTCCAATCGGGTGACCAAGCAGTCATTATCTACCTACTGTTGTTCCGACTAACAATCCCTGTGATCTTGCTGCGCTTTGATTAAGCACACTTGCCACAGCTCTTGCAGCACCTTCGCCATCAATAGCATTAACAGTTATATTTGTAACTCCACCACCTGTTGTGTAACCGCCATTTGGAAGGTTTGATTTTTGACTTTGACCAAGCATCTTTCCAGTTAATGATGGATTTGGAATATAACCAACATCAGATCCGGGTTTAATGATATTTACAAGTCTTATTGCTTGGTTTGCAAACTCAACTAATAGTCCAATTGCTTCTCTAACAAATGTAATAAATCCCGAGATTATTCCAGCGATAGCAGCAATTGCTTTACCAAAACTCTCAGCACCTCTTTGAGTTTCTGTCAATGCTGCACTTAAACCTTCATCGCCTGTTAATCCTGCAATAAATCCATTAAGTGTTGGAATACCTTTTTCGCTTAGGAATGTAATGAACTGCTCAACAAATGGAAGCAATGCTGTTCCTAGACTTTCTTTAGCCTCATCAAATGCAACTGTTAATCGATCAATCTTTCCTTGAAAGGTTTCCGCGTTTGTAGCTGCTGCGCCACCATAAAGATCAGATAGTTTTGTTTGAATATCTGTAAAAGACATTGTTTTAAGTTCAGCAGCTGATAAACCAACGCCCAGTCTGCCAAGAGCAGTTGATTGCCCATCATGGGCGCGACTTAATGCTGCTGCGACTTGCTCTAAATCTTTTCCTGAACCTTTACTTATATCTAAAGCAAGACTTAATAATTTTTGTGCTTCCTCAGTATCTTTAGTTGATACCGCCAATCTCTGCATTGCTGGTCTAAGTTGATCATCAGCAACACCTGTGGCTAGAGAAGTTTGAAGAATGAAATCCTCAGTTGCCTTGATTTGACCCTCAGTTGCCCCTGTGGCTTCTCTTAAAGCATTGGCTAACCTAAGTTGTGCCTGTTCATCCTCTATTGCAGCCTTGACCCCATCAATGGCTAATTTAGTGCCATAAGCAACGGCAGCAGCAGCAGCAACTGCAAATGCAGCAGCAGCCTTCTTTCCAAATGCTGAAATCTTTTCGCTGTTAGTTTCAACGGCATTGTCAGCTTGATTTAATTTATTCTTAAGATCATCAATATCCGCAAGGATCTTAAGCGATAGGGTTCTGGTATCTCTTGCCATTTATGCCCACTTATCCAGAATGCGGTTATATGCTTCTTCCCACTTGTTAATCAATTCAGGCTGAATTCTGCGAAGGGTTGGATAAATGAACCATCCGCGAGATCCACGACCTTGCCTTCCTGAATAACTAGGGAACTGTTTGAATTTATTTGAACCAAACTCAACGCCACCCCACAGGCTCTGTGTAGTAGCACCACCTGAAAATTTCTGTCTTGCGAAACCATATTTGAATTCACCGATTTTGCTGGACTTTGAAATGCTAACGCCATCCGCAACTCTTTGCGCAACCTTGCCTGATTTTGTTCGACCTCTAGCTGCTGTTTTAATTTCCTCAGATGCGTATGTCGCCAAAGCAGCAGATTGAACTCTTGCTTCCTCAGTCGCTTGATCATCCATAACTTTGAAAGCCTTGAGAATATCGCGTATGTCATTGCGACTGTAAGCAATGGTTTCACTTGCCATACCTCGCCTCCAATACTTCGATAGCTGTTAAAATGTCCTCTGCTTCAACCCATTCACTCATTGGTATCTTTGTGGCTATTGCCAACTCAACCAATAATCTACTTAGGCTTCCTGCTGGGTGACTTTTGGGTCTGCATCACCGACTATTACATCGGATATTGTTTCCATCCAAGCCTCAAATGGTTTAACTGGTTTTCCAGCAGCTTCGCGCTTGTGTGCGTTGTATGCTAAAAACATCAGATCCCACATTCCAAGTTTTTCTTTTGCTTGGCTTATGGTGTGACCAGTTGATTTTTCCCACTTAGCCCACTCAGGCGGTTGGGCAATATATGTTGCTTGCTCGCCTGAGTTATATTCAATTGTGATTGGTAACTTCATTATTTGCTCCCGTTTTGTTTTTTAACTAAAGGTTTCGGTTACTGCGCCCTTAGATACTGTGAATGTGAATGATACTTCCTGTGCATCAATTCCTCCACCACCAGCAGTTGGAAACTCTGGCTTTACTGGAAACACAAATTGCGCTCCTGATGCAGCTGTGAGTGTCATGCTGATATCTGTATCTGGTGCTGTTTCAGCAGCAGCCCATAGAGCCTCACAAACTGAGTTTGCTTTGCCCCAGTCAGCCAACATATCCAATTGGAATGTTCCTGAAATGTTTGTTGTCTTATAAGCCTCGCCATCCATTGTCTGATAGACCTGACGCTCATTAACTTTGGTTAGAACTGCGTTAGTCGCCTGTGCTTGAATATCTGTTCCACCTGTGAAAGATAAACCAACATCACGACCGGTAATTACGACTGTTGCCATGATTTCTCCTTATATTGTTTGTGTGTAGTAGGTAGACACTCTAACATCTGCGATTAGCAGCGTGCTTGCACCAACTTGGGTAACTGTCGGTCTTTCAACCGAGCTGACAATATATCCAACTGGAATTACTGCCAGAACACTTATGACTAACTGCTCGATATTGTCGAGGGATGCAGGATTGCTGTTATATGCAACTGCAACTGAAATTGTAAAATTAATCTTTGCACGAATGTTTGATTTGCTAATTGTTTCAAATTCTAAATATGGGCTATCTGGAACAACTACCACAGCTGGTGGAATAACTGTTTCAGGCACAAATGAATAAACATTTCCTGCAACGCTAGATAAAGCGGTTGCTAAAGGTGTTCTAATCTGTTCAAGTATTGTTTGGTTAGCCATTTATTGACACATGCTTTCGGTGTCTATGTAACTTCCCAATATGCCCACACATTTATTGAATAAACTTCTGCCCATTCTAAAAGGAGTTGCAGTAAAATCTACTCCTTCGATTTGTCCTCCGCCAGCAAGTCGGGCTTGGAAGACTTCGACTGAAACTGTATAGACGGCTGATTGAACAGCTGCATTTCCAACATAAGTTGATCCGCCAGAAAGGGCAGCAACTCCGGATGGGATGACATTAGCCTCGAGTATGTCGGCATTAGTGATCGATTGCGAAAAGGTATATTGTCCAAGATTATCTGCCAGCACAACTCTTGTTCCGTTGTATGGTGTTCCGCATCCTGTGATGACAACTGATTGTCCTTCGGTAAATTCATGAATTCCTAGTGTCGTAAATGTAGCAACATTGTCTGACAATGAAGTTGCTTGGATAGGTGCTTTGAATGTAACTAGCATTGGCAGAATAACTGTTTCTGCTGTGTCAATAATTTGGTTTAGATATGTATCATCGTATAAAGCAGATGACACGCCAAGCACACTTCTTAACTGACTGGCAGTAATAATGGTTGGCATGTCATCTCCTTTTGATCTCCCATTTATAGCTGCCTACCAGCGGGAGCACCAGTAGGCATTAAGGGCTTAATTAGTTCTTGTTGAACCAAACTCCGCCACCAGCAATTTTAACTGCAAGTGCGCCATAGCCATAGTAAGCAACAGATACTTGACCAGTTGCTGTGATGTCTGAACGAAGTTGTAAGCGTGGGCTCTCATACCATGTGAATGCATCTGGATTTACTACGATCATTGACTGATCACCAGTTGTGTATCCATCAAGTGAGCGAGAAACATAAAGATCCAAGCCAGCAACATTTCCACGAAGTGATTGAGCAGAAACTACTCCACCAGCGTTTTGTGGTTGTGCTGCATTGTAAATTGGGCGACCGCCATCGTTGTAACCCATGATGTTACCCCATTGGGTGCTGTTCACAATTAAGTTGCGAGCAAATCCAAGTGAGCCAGAATAAACGGTTGCTGCTGCTGCTGAGGTGAAACCTAGCAATCCTGCTGCTGTGTTGTCCTGAGTTGCAGTTGCTAATGCGCAAGATGATCCAAGAACTGAAGCTGCATAAGCATCAGTTGTCTTTGCATAAGCATATTCCATTTGACGAACTAACTCATCAAAGAATGCTGGTGATGAACGATCTAGAAGTTCAACTGAGAATGTTTGTCCGCCAGCGAATTTCTTAACATCAACTGAAACGAATGAAGCTGCTTGATCGGTTGTATCGATTGCTGCTGCCTCTGCCTCAAGTGTTACTGTTGGAGCAGTTGTGATCTTAGGAATTTCAAATGTCATTCCTGATGCTGGTAGAACTCCGCGAGATAGTGCGTCAATTAAACCACGATCAGCATTTGAAATGCCGTTGATGATTTCAGTTGATTGTGGAGTTGGAATTAAACCAGAGTTGTTGCTGGTTGTGTCGGCAGCCATTACATACTGACGGCTTTCCTCTGAACCTAATGCAGCACGAACTGAGTGCTCCAAGTAAGTTGCCTTTGAATTGATTGGTGAGCGTGGCTTTGTGTAAGCAACTGACTGCGCTGCTACTACTGCCACAGGCTCAGACTTTGCAGCTTCTACCGCTTCGGTTGCGATAGGAGCATCTGAAGTTATATCAGACACTTTGTCCTCCTGTGTTGTTGTATCCTCAGCGGTTGCTTCGGAATTCTCTGTTGGTGTTTCTGTTGCAACTACGCGTTCAACGCGAGCTGATGCGATGGCTGGATCTGCGACCAAACTGACCTCAGATAATGAACTTTTTGAAATAACCATTGCGCCATCTTTGTTATCCCATGCATCTACCATTACGCCAACAGAAAATCCATCTCTTAATCCTGTGGCTGCTTCCTCAAGAGCATCATCAGCTGCAAAAGTTTTTGCTAACTTAAATGTTCCTTCTAAACCTTGATCATTGGCAGTTATATCAATCAATTTTCCTAGAGGTCGGGTTTTGTCATGCTCTAAAAGCAATTTGACGGGTTTTGAAAAATCAATGCTGTCTTTACTAAAAATTGTCTTTCCTGCTGATGTATTTCCTGCTTCATTCCAAGAAACAATAGTTCCTGAAATTGTTCGCTTGTTTGTATCGGCAGCGGTTATTGTTATTGGGAAGTTAATCTTCATCGGATTAAGTCCTCCTCCTCTTGGATTTGTTCGATGCTCATTGCACCGATGCGGTTTAGGATTTCATAAACTTGCGCACGCTCTAATGCTGAGCCACGCAAGAAATCATCAATATCAAATCGAACTTCAACACCATTTGGCACAAAGTCAGCAGCTGATAATCTTTGTTCAATTGGAGTAATAATATTTCTTAAACTGAAATCAATAAGGGCTTTTCTTTCCATAACAGTCGTGCTGTATGTCATGCTGGTTGTTTCAGCAGACAAGAAACTTGCCGGAATGCCAACTGCTCTTGCAATTTCTGTTGCAAGGTATTGGCGTGCTTCGTTTAATTGTAATTTTTGCGGATCAAAGCCTAATGCTGTTAATTCGACATCAGCATTTAAGAATGCAGTTGCTCTTGTGTTTCTAGCAATTTTCCAACTCTCAAGAAGTTTTGTAATTCGCTCTGGTGCAAGATTTGTTCCATTGGATTTCAATACCATTGTTGGAACTGGCTCTTTAGCGTATAACTCAGCCGCCTTTTCTAATTCTTGAGCAGCTCTAATTGTGCGACCTGCGCGATTTAATACACCTTCATCTAATCCACTAAATACAATTAAAGATCCAATGCCTGATGCTGGAACATGCATTCCATCAACCATGTATGAAGTAATTTCAGTTTGATTTGCATTTAGATTGTAAGTAACTCGATCAGGTGCAACTCTTGTCCATGCACGAACTCGACTGTTATCTGATGCAGCATAACTATCTAAGACTTGACCATAAGCAACACCATGAAATAACAAATCCTCAGCGATCCATGCATAAATTGCTGATCCTGCAATTCTTGGATCTGGTTGCATAATTACTCTTGGTGGATCTAAATGTTCTTTTGTAAAATGATTATATGTTTCTAAAGGTAGTGATCCAATTGTTGAACAAATAATGTTTCTTGCTCTTGCAACTGATGGAACTGACATTGCTTGTTCACGCGTTGCAGTTTGTGCTCCATAAAATAATCCGCCAACAGCTGATTGCAAATTGTAAGGAGTGTTGGCAGCAGCGACATCCATTACGCCGAGCTTGGCTGCCGTCAACGCAGCCTGTCCCTTGAGCCTTGAAGTACTGGCAGATGCGGCAGCTTTTAACCCAGTGGTGTCTTGCTTGGGCCCAGCAGGCTGCGCTTTTTGGAACGCATCGGGGTACATCTGCTGCGCTATGGACAGTGCCTGCTCTCTACTTTCGCCCTCTTTGACAGGGAAAAATGCACCGTTGGGGAGCTGGATTCTTTCGGCCATAGCGTCTTCTCAAGTTGTGATCGGGTGGCGCGACCCCGAATTTTTAAGCGCCTGCCAATTATGGCAAAGATTAGCGCGGGAGGGTAGCCCCAAACTGCGCAGCGTAGTTGGCAAAAGACAGCGGTGGTGTCAGAGTTTCCTTGCCTGCAAAAGCCTTCAAGTAGTCGGCGTAAGAGTTGGAAACGCTAAATTTACCGGCCTCGATCTCTTTGATCTTTTTAAAGCCTTTTTCTAGGTCGCCGCCACCCAAGGCCATGGCGATTTGCATCTGGGCAGGTGGTTGGTTGCCAAGTTTGGCTGCGGTTATACGCCCTTGGATTTCTTTATCCGTGCGTACGTTTGCGCCTTCTTCTTTGTATTTGGTGATGCCAAGCTGAATCTGACTGTCCACAATCTTCGCAGCCGTTTCGCGGTTAACCTTATCGCGCTCCATGACAAACTTGATCATGTTCTCTTGGCCAGACAGCGCCGTGTCACGAATCTTGTTCTCGGCTTTGAGAATTTCTCGGGCGGACATCTCGTCGCGGTTGAGCTGCAGATCGTCCAGACGGTCGCGTGCATCGGCCAGCTTGTCTTTAGCAGTATTGATTTTGTCGATACCAGCAACGTATTGTTGAGAACCTGTCTGGACGCCTCTACCGATTGCGGTGCCCAAATTGCCCGGAGTGGACATCATGGCAGCGCCTGCCTGCAGCAACGCCAGACCGAAGTTCTGGTCTTTCATTTTGCCAATTGCGCCTTCGCGTGTATCCAGTCGTTCACGACGGCCTTTGAAGGCGTCGGCGAACTTCTCATTCAGCGCTTTTACGCCTGACAGCTCAGACTCAGCAGCAGTCTTGCGCTCGGCATTGAGCGCTTCCAGCATGCCTTTTTCGGGGCCTTCTGTCTTTTTTGCATCGGCCATTGCAGTGGCAAACAGTTTGTTGGGGTCGAGTGCGTCAAGTCCTGCGGAGGGTGTAACGGCAGCGGTGGGCGTTGCTTTTGGCCCACCGCGCAGGGGGCGCTGGGTGGGATCGACACGTGGAGCGGGCCCAGAAAACAACAGGGGATGCGGCGCCGGC